TGTGTGTCGCTTATCGATGTTATGCACCATCGGCCAAATGCTTTTCCGTTTCCGCTTATCAGCATTAACGGTTCGCCTGTACTTGCTTGTGATCGCATACTGTCCACCTGGGACACACCACCCTTGAAGTGCGGATATATCGTTCCCTCAAGGGTTATGGTGTCTGTTCCTGGACCGACAAACTGCATTGCCGGATCTTTACCCAGTCGTTTCTGTTCTTCCCACCGGTATTCTGTGGATCTTGTGAATGATTGATACGCAGCACTGTCGATGCTGAACCGGTATTGCCCAAGCATCATCATTGTGCCAGAGTTTATGTTAGTCATAGTTCACGCCTCGTTGTCTTCGTTGTGCTGCTTGCTCTCTTGCATTCAGTTCCATTGATACCTGCTGTGCGATCTGTTCCGCTGTCGCACCGGCTGATGCATTTATCGTTATCGGTGCGTTTACAGATACATTCGTCTGGGTTGATGAATTGCTAACCGCTGTCGGTGGGATTTCTTTCACATTGGATACATTCGTATCTTCTATGATCGTCTGTCCGATTTCCGGTGGCTTAGGTTGTTCTTCATTGCTGCCGAATGCCCAATTCCATGCTTTACCGACCCAGCTGTCTTTGATCCATTCTTTGATGCCGCTGAATATGTCTTTGGCTTTTTCCCATAGGTTCGTTACCCAGTTCCATACGTTCTTGAATACCTCTACTACCGGCTCAAACAATCTCTTGAAAAATGCCGATATCGGTTTCCAATACTTGATTATAAGTGCCGCCCCAACAGCAATGCCGGTTATGATTAAACCTATCGGGTTGCTGACGATTGCTGCACCAATAGATCTGATGATTGGTATCAGTCCACCAAAGCCAAGTTTCAGCAATGAAAATGCCGTTCTCATCCTTGTGAATACACTGACCACTGATAAGATTCCGCCTTTGATGAACGTGAATCCATACCCCAGCGCAAATGTCGCCAGTTTAAATGACATCATGCCGGTTACTGCCAGCCCGATGTATTTGATCAGTGTCGGATGCTTTTCCGCAAAGTCCGCCAGACTTGATGCTGCTTTGCCAAAGATTCCAACTATGCTGTTTATTGCCGGCAGCATTGTTGAACCGATGTTTGTAGCCAACACTGACATCTGGTTTTTCAACAGCTGCAAACTGTTCGCTGTGGTTGCGGATCGCATCTCAAATTCCTGCTGCATACTGTTCGTGTATGCTGCCTCGTCTGAGACCATTTCTATGTTGGTCCGCAACAAATCTAAATTGTCAATCAGTGCGTTTATTTTCTGACTGACCTTTTCGCCAAAGATCTCTTTCAATGCTTGCGATCTTTGTATCGTTGATAGGCCTTTGATGCTTTCCAATACTGCCAGCAATGCATCTTTACCTCTGCCGGATTCCACCATTTCAGTGTATTCCTGCATCGATATTCCCAGCATGTTGAATGCATCACGTGCTGCACCGGTTGCCACCGGTAGCAGTTTCAATCGTGATGTCATCATGTTGATTGATGATGCGGCTTGTTCCGGTGCAACCCCCAATGCTATGAATGAGCTTGCCAACGCAGATAATTCGTTGTGGCTCATACCAAAGGATTTTGCCATCGCACCGGCTTTGATACTGACCGTCAACAGATCTTGTGCTGTTGCTGCAGTATTGTTGGACAGATGGTTTATTACATCGCCAACCTTGGTCATCTGCTCAATTGGTACCTGCAGCACGTTTGATAATTTCGCCATCGAGGTGCTTGCCTCTTCGGAGGTTATATCAAACGCAATCGACATCTTGGATGCGATTTCCGCAAACTGTGCCAGCTTTTCCCTTGGCACACCCAATTGACCGCCTGTGGCGATCATCTGTGTCAAACCCTCAACCGCAATTGGTATGCGTTTTGACAGTTGTTTTATGTCGTGTTCCATTTCTTTGATCTGCTGTGGTGTATCAAAGTTCACGACTTTTTTAACATCCGCCATCGCACTTTCAAATGCGATTGCAGGTTTGACCAACCCATACAGCGATGTTCCCAGTGCTACGACATCCATCATCTGTGACCGGTATGCAGAACGTTTAGACAGGTTGGCCTGTCGTTTGTTCTCTATGGCCGCCAGTGCGGTTTGTCTTTTACGCAGGATTTCCATCGCTTGACCCAGACGATTTTGTTCCTGGGTCAAATTCTTGGTGTCCACGCCTGCCGCTTTCAAAGACGTGGACATTTCTTTCAAGGCAGCCTTGTTCTGCTGGTATGCAGATTTGGCAATGGCCGCCTCTTTTTTCGCATTGCGAAAACTGTTATTAAGTTCCTTGCTTGGCTTTTCGGTGTTCTTGATTTCCTTAGCCAATCTTTTGACCTCGGCCTCGGCAGCTGTCCATTCCTGCTTGGCCGATATCGTGCTTTGGCGAAGTTCCTTGAATGCATTCACATTGTCGGAGGCAGTGTTCAACTGCTTTATACTTTGCCCCAGGGTTTCCAACTGCTTTTTACTGGATGTAAATGCACCCTTGAACGTTCCGCCCAGTTCCGCACCGATGATAACTGAAACTGCTGTTTGGACACCCATATCATTCCCCATTTATTTCTTTCTGTATGGCAACCGCTGTCCGGTGCCATTCGTAGAATTCTTCTTCGGCCATTTCCAGTATCTCGGATAATGGCCAATGCGTTATTTTAGAAAGCACGATTATTTCTCGTCTAAGGTCGCCGCAGGTCCGAAAAAACCCATATACACCTTTTGGACTTTGGTGTAGTCGGTTTCATCAAGTTCTTTGATTACCTGTGGCGAGACCTCACACAAATTTGCAAAGAGATTTATTTCCTTTTCTTCATCCGTTGTTTTCATAACCGAAACTGCCAATCTGTCTTTGACTTTGCTGCGGCGCATCGTCAATTCTGTGTATGTCGTTTCGTCTATCTTGATCGGATATTCCAATTTTATTTTTTCCATGTTACACCCCCAATGCTGAACGGATGTCTGCCAAGACATCTTTGCCATTGATGTTGCGGACCATGTTGTCTACGTCGATTTCAATGACCTTTTGGCCACCGATATCCAACGAGTAATAACGGCACGCAATGGAGCATTTCAATGTGGCCAAATCGCCAGCCTTGAAATTGCCCATATCGACCTCTGTAAACATGCCTCGCAAACTGATTGTCATTGGTGTGGTTGTCTTGTCATCAACCAGCGCACCACGCAATGTAACTTGGACTTGGTTTCCGGATACCAACCCGAATTGTTTCAACACCTCCGGATCGTATTCCACGATTGAAAAACTGCCCTCCAGTTTTTCCATTCCCATATCGACTGCCGCAGGGACATCCATTCCGCCACCACGAAAGTCTTCGGTTTTAATTGTCAGCTTTGGTGGTGTGACTTCTTCTGCTTTACCAGCATAGCCACGACCATCTACAAACAAATTAAAGTTCTTCAAGATTTTTGCCATGTTTTACCCCCTTGTTATTCAAAGATTTCTTCCAAATAGTCGCTTGTCAGACGGCTGCGGAATGTGATGTGTTCGGCTGGGAACGATGGTGTAAAATCAAAGTCAAACGTGATGTTCCCCAATTGGATGTTTTCGGCTGTGTTCAGATTTTTATCTGCCCAGCATGTGCCGTTGATAATCGCACCGATGTTCTTCAGATAACGCAGATAGCTGTTCACACTTTCACACACGTCTTCGGTGTATGTGCGGTTTATGTTCCTATCTATTGCCCACAGATGTGCTGCCAACAAACTGTCATTTATCAAGTCTGCCGTTCTGCGTACCGACAGGAATTGCCATTTCGTATCTGATGATGCTGTGCGGTTACCCCACAATCTGTATCCGTCTTGTTGGATAACTGTCGCCACTTTGTGTTCGTTCAAATAATTCGCAACGCATTGGCTGTCGCCCAATGTGAAATCCACTGGCTTTGACAATCCAATGATGCCTTTGATTTCTTGGTTGGATGGTGACCACCAGAATCCACGATCATTGTCTGATTTCGCAATCAAACCTGCGACACGTGGTGACAAAGGTTCTTCGACAACGTTTTCGCCTTTCTGCACTTTTGCCCATGGATATACTGAATACAAACGTGCCGATGTAAATGCTGCTTGGTATGTTGTCGCTTGTTCTCTTGTGCCATTCGGACAATCTGCAACAACCATCGCACGCAAACGGTCTGCAACTTCCAACAATGCCGTCACAACAGGATTGGCAGAATTGCTTGCGCCTGGTTCGTGTGTGAATCCTGGGGCAATCAATATGCGTGGTTGTACTTTGCATTCTGTTTGTGCTGCCAACAAGCATTGGATACCTGTGTATGTTCCGTCTGATTGAACGCCACCGATGATGTCCGTTGCTGTGATTGCTGTCGGATCTAATTCATCATCTTCGTCCAAGTGGTCTTCATTATCCGGATCGGCAACATTGACCACCACGACCACTGCACCGGTTTGATCCAATATACCTTTCAATGCTGTCGGTATTGTGAATCCATCGGTTTCATCGCCGAATGTATCTATTGCCTCTATCAAATTTCCAGTGATTACTGTTGGTTTATTCACTGGGCCTTTTGGTGCTGTTCCAACCAATCCGATTACGGATGATGCAACAGTGCTAACCGGATGTGCGCCGCCATCCAGTTCTACGATTTCAATTCCATGTAAGAATCTATCACTCATTGTTTTTTCCTTTTGTTTGGGGTTGTTGTTAAAGTTTGCGTATGCGGACATACCCAGGTTTACCGGATACACCAGTCATTGTGTTTGTACCGTTTCGCCAAGTGAAGTCGCCAGATTGTCCACGTGATGTGTCATCCGGCCAGTTATCATTCACACGACCTGTGCCGGTTCTGGCTGCTGCCGTTGATGATGCTTGTGCAGCTGTACAAGCATTTGGGTTATTTATCAGTGTTGATATCAGTGCTGTTCCACTTGCGGTATTTGTTCCTATCACACCAGGGGTGCGTGTACATCCGGTTGTTGATGTCGCACGTGTGCTACCGGCTGTTCCGCCACCTGCGGATAATGTCAGATTTGTGAATCCTGTTACCGTACTTGCAATACCAGGGTTACCTGTTACGGTTCCACCTGATGCACTTGAAAAAGATCCCATCTTTGTTGCACCACCTGAGCCAACAACGATTGTTATTGTTGCCGCAGCAGTTAATCTTGCCGTTACTTGTATCGTTCCGCCAACACCGCCTTGTGCATAGTGGTACGTTGTGTTTGTTGTACATTTACGTCCGGATGCACCACCACCACCGCCAATCAATGTGATTTCATAAGTTCCGGCAGATAGTGCCAACGTGTATGTTCCTGCAACTGCATTTTCGTATATCAGCACCGGATCGCCTGTGTAAAACACTCGTGCCATACCACTGATGCCGATGTATCCTTTCTTCACTTTGTGTGCGTATCCGCCAACACCGACATACAGTTTGCCTATCTTGCGTGCCAATGAACTTATTCCTATAAGTGCGTTTTTGCTCATTGCTTTTCCTTATTCATAAACCAGTAAAATCTGACCGTTGGCGAGTGATGAAAGTTCGCCTGGATCTGTTGCTGTTGCTTTTACATTTCGTACATTGAATGCCGATGTCGGATCTGCTGTTGCCACCGTTATCGTGTCATTGGTTTTCGCTGCCTTTGCTGCCAGCGCATTCGTTACCGTTGTTGAAAAGTTCGCATCATTACCAAGTGCCGTTGCGAGTTCTTTCAATGTGTCCAATGCCGCCGGTGATGAATCCACCAACGCAGATATTGCCGCCGCTACTGCTGCGGTTACGAATTCAGTGGTCGCTATTTGCGTTGTATTTGTGCCAGCAGTGGCCGTTGGTGCCTTTGGGGTACCAGTGAACTCTGGCGATGCAATGTCCGCCTTTACGTCAAACTTTTGCTGTCCTGTGGGTGTTAGGTTGCTTAGGTCTTGGTTCGCTGCACCCTGCATGATTCCACTGTGGTATGTGACGATTACATCTTCGGCATTTGATACAGCCAGTATCATTCGCACACCAAGTTCTTTGACAGTTCCCTCGGTTGTTTCCGGTTTGTATGTTGCCGGATATTTTCCTACCGCAAACAGGTCGCCATCTTCGTCATAGATACCAACCTCTCTGATCCAGAAGCCACCGACTGTGCTGTCTATAACTGCCTCGGCTGCCAAATTGTTCGGATTGGTTGCCTCGACCTCTACGTTCAACAATGCACATCTGTGTTGTTCACTGTGCAATGCTGTCATGTCTTCTGTTGGGTCAATCGTGCTGTTCCCGAATGCCATATGTGTCAGTGTCAAGGTTCCGCCAACCGGTAATGCCGCCAGCTTTGCCAAACCTGTTGTTGTTACAAGTGCGTAGTAATCAGACATTTTCTTCCCTTGGGTATATTGTTGTTTTTTCTAAATGGCCAAATGCCACACCGTATCTTGGTGCTTTATTTTCTGTTTCTATCTGTGGCATGAAGAATTCCAAATGTGACCGCAGGTTCTTGGCCTGCAGGATTGCTGCATATATCAGCTCGGCATCGGTCAATGACATTCCGGCCTCACGATATACCGCATACACACGAAACGTGTATGGTTCGCCGTTGTATTCAAACCATTCCGTTATTCTTATCTTTGCGAACAGGAACGATTCCAATGTTCGCCTTAATGCCCCCAGTGTTCCTTTCTGCCTATGTACCAGCAGGCTTTCACGAACCACCTTTCTTTTGGTTATTGCCTCCCATTCGTTGTTCCAAATGTCTACCGACATTGCCCATGCGATCCATGGCAGGAACTCTTCCAGGCAGTTATCCGGATCGTTCAAATATCGCAGTGCATCTACATTCAAAGATAAAAGCCGCAATGTTGTTGCGGCCTCTAAATCTTTTTGTAACTGTGTTGCGTTTGGTGGCAAAAGGCTATTACTCTGAGTCATCGGTTATCACAAATTCCAAATTTATACCTGTGCATTTCGGTGCTTGTTCTTTCGTTGTTTCTACATCGTCTGCCGGTGATGTTAGGATTACTTTCTGCACACCCTCGGTATGCAGTGCATCAAAGATTCCGGATCGTGCGATCATGTTTCCTATGGTGCTGTTCTTGGCCAAGTATCTGTCCAGCGCATCACGACATTCTTGTTCCGTTATGCTCATACTTGGACTTAGGAATAAATGCACCTGTGCAGTGATTGCGTATTCAACCATTTCGGCGGCCTGTACCTCTACGTGGTCCGTCAGTGGTCGCACGTCTTCACTGCTCAAATAATCTTCAACGGCATCTATCAGTTCTTGGCTTGCCACACCATCATCTTCGGTGGACATTATGGTTATCAGCACTTCGCCTGGATCTGGTGATTGTACGCTTGCTGATTTGACCCTTTGGTCCGCACTCAATGTGTGGAACAGATATGCCTTTTCTGATCCGGCAGTGGTTAATGCCTCCGCTGCCAATTGTGTTCTGTAACGGAGTCTTTCATCGCTTTCACCATCTTGCCTTGTGATGCCATAAAATGCTGCGTGGTTATCCAAGTCCGTTCCGGTTGCGTATGCCAACATGCATGCTTTTGCTGCCTCGTTGATTTTATTCCTAAGCAACATTTCACGATATGCTGCACATTCCAGTGCAATAATTACCGGATCGCTTTCTACCAACGCATCGTATGTTGGGTCCTTTGCCTTGAATGCCACCAACAGTTCTTCGAATATATCCTCAAACGACAGCTGTTCGATTATCGTTGGTGCCGGCAATTGCGACATATCGATATGGTTTGGTGTCAATAAACTTTCGATATCTGTGTTGTTTGCTGTACTCATTGTATTTCAATTCCGTTTAGTGTTACGTCTTCGCCAGTAACTAGATATTTACCGGTGATGTCCAATACCAAGTGGCCGTTGTCCATTGATACAACAGTCACATTGGTTGCCTCAAATCGTGGTTCGTAATTGAATAATGCCTCCACGACATCAGCATAAATCTCTGCTATCAGTTCGCCTGTGATTGGTGCATCAATTCTTTTGAATAATCGGCTACCATAATCTCGCCGCATTATTCTTGATCCAATCGGTGTTGATAAAATGTCCGTTATGCTCTGTCGCAAATGTTCCAGGTCTGCAATGCTGCGACCAGTATGCACGTTCATTCCTTGCATTTCTAACTCGGTTGTTCTGTTGTTGCGGTTGATGGTGTTTCGCCTGCGTTATACGAGAACTGGTGCGTATGTGTTGATAACTTTTTACCTTTACCCTCGACCTCGCCAGTGGCGGTTACTTTACCCGATGTTGTTATGTTGCCGGTGACACTGATTGCACCCTTGTGTGCAACATCAACATTGAATGTAATCTTGTTTGAATCATGTGCCGGTGGTGTTT